ATCAACAATCCACTATCAACAATCCACCCGGAGCTAATCATGGCTGAAGGAATCGAAAAGGGCGGCGGCTGCCAAGGAGCATCCAAGCACGGCCCATGCTCTAACAAGCCCGTGCCCGACGGAATATATTGCCCAATCCACGGTGGGGCAACCGAGCTAAAAGTAAAAGAACGTAAGAGCTTAATGTCCTACCGATTGGATAAGTGGAATTCTCGGATTAACCATCACACCGAGCATGAGAAGCTGAAATCCATCCGGGCAGAAATCGGTATCCTCCGTATGATGCTTGAGGAAAAGCTCTCTCAATGTCACGATGGTCACGCTTTGATGCTCCAATCTCAGGCAATCACAAACCTGGTACTGGGTATCAAGCAGACAGTGGAAGCCTGTCATAAGCTCGAAAAGAGCCAAGGCATACTCCTGGACAAGCAGGCTGTATTAACATTTGCCTCAGACGTCATAGAGATTGTCGGTGATGTAATCACTGATGAAGCACAACTGGAAGAAATTAGCAACAGGATCGTCCAATCAGTAGCCTCGGATCAATCTTAAGGGAACGCGTAGCCATGGGCTTGAAGCGTAAGTCCATCCAACGGTGTTCAAAGTGGGCCGAAAATTACCGGATAATGGGTAAGCCATTTCCCGGAGCATTTTCCTTTGTACACCACCCATGGCTACGCGAGATACATGATGCACAGGATGAAGAAGTTGTAGGTCAGAAAGCTGCTCAGATGGGCTTCACCGAGGTAGCACTGAATAAGACATTCTTCTCGATTGATGTACTCCAAGAAGCTGTACTGTATATCCTCCCCACAGATGGGGATGCCTCAGATTTCTCATCAAGTCGCTTCGATCCAGCCTTAGAGGCTTCCGAGCACCTCCGGAGTATGTTCACGGACGTAAAGAATGTGGGCCATAAGCGCGCAGGCAGTGCTAGTTTGTATGTACGCGGAAGCCGTTCCCGTTCGCAGTTGAAATCAATCCCAGCCGGACGTATAATGTTCGACGAGTACGATGAGATGAATCAAAAGAACATGCCCCTAGCCCTAGAACGTGGTAGCGGGCAGGTGAACATTCAGAATTTCATTCTCTCCACACCCACCATTGAGGAGCATGGTATTAATGTACGCTACAAACTGAGCACTATGGAGGATTTCCACTTCCGATGCCCACACTGTAGTAAGCTGATTGCCCTCATCGATCTCGACGATTGCCTGGTAGTGACAGCCGACAGTGAAGAGGATCCAAAGATCCTCGAAAGCTATCTGAGATGCCCAAGACCCAGTTGCCACGGACGTATAGAGCACGAAGAAAAGCCTCACCTCCTTAAGGATGGTATTTGGGTACCTGCAGAATCCGGTTCCACGATCCGAGGATTCCACATCACGCAGCTGTATAGTAGTGCTAAGGCTGGCCGTCCCAGTAGCCTGGCGAAGGCTGTACTCCGGGCACGTACAAGTCCGGAAGCCGAACAGGAACTGTACAACAGTAAGATGGGTTCAACGCACGAAGTTAAGGGTGCCAGAGTCCTACAATCAGATATCAAAGAGTGCCAAGGCGGTTACCTGATGCGGGATACCGGGCTCTCGGAGTCAACTATTATAACAATGGGCGTAGATGTACAGCCTACGCAGCTCTTTTATGAAATCGATGAGTGGACAACTAACGCGTCCGCTTATTTTCAGGATATCAATCTTTGCTCCACACCTCGCCTGCTGCGTGCAGGTACAGTAGCAGAATTCGAAGACCTCGATCCTCTGATGCATACCTTCGGATGCTTTGCTGTGATTGATGCACAGCCGGAGAAACGCAATAGCGTAAAATTCTGCCGACGTTGGTCTGGCCGGGCATGGTACTGCTTCTACACTGACCACACTCGTAGCAAAGAGATCGTCGAAGACGAAGATAAGATTACTGTGGATAGGACAACGTGGTTGGATATCTCCCAAGGGCGCATAAAGAAGCATAACATGCGTCTGCCACAGGACCTCCCTATTCAATGGCAGGACCATATCAAAGCTCCTGTACGTATCTATACTGAGGACAGTATGGGCAATCCGGTCGGACGGTATGTCAGCGGTAACAAGTCCGATGACTTCGCACATGCCCGTAACTACTCAGAGATAGCCTTATCAATGGCCTTATCATTTGCTAATAACCAGGATATGACAGATGCACCTAACTAGCACTAACACTACCGAAAATCCTAATGCTCCTACAGTTAGTGAAAAGGGAACTGGGAAAAGCACTGGCGTATCCGATATCCGCCATCCTCTGTACACTACCTTGGTGACAGAATGGGAAAAGTTCCGCTTAACATACAAGGGCGGCGACGAATTTCTAGAGAAATACCTGCGTCAGTACAATACTCGTGAGACGGCTGCTGATTTTGCAGAGCGCAAAGCCATTTCCTATATCCCTGCCCACGCAAAGTCTGCAGTCCGAGAAATCCAGAACTCAATCTATTCACGTCTCGCTGATATTACCCGTGTTGACGGACCGATAAGCTATAAGAACGCTATCGCAGGCGAAGCCGATGGTGTAGATAGGGCTGGCCGCACGATGACTTCCTTCATCGGTCAGGACGTACTACCGGATTTGCTATCAATCAGTAAGATCGGCGTCTACATTGACAAAGACAACATGCCGGAAGAAGTATCCGCTCTGGATGCTGGGAAATTCACCCCATACCTCTACACCTACGCTGCTGAAGATATACTTTCATGGGCGTATGGTCGCGACAAGCAGCTCCAAGCCGTGCTTCTCCGTACTAATACCTACGTAGAAGAGCCTAGGACAGGCCTACCGGTAGCCTCCTCGGAGGAGTACATGTTCCTGCAACTCACCGACACAGGTGTGGAGGTGCAGTTGTATGATAACGAAGGTAGATTCATTAAAAACACTCTGCTGAAGATCACAAAGATACCATTTGTGATCTTCGAAATCAGTGACAGCCTGCTGACAGACGCTGCCTCCTACCAAATTTCATCTCTTAACCTGGCTTCTGCCGATATGCACTACGCTCAGAAGGGTAATTTCCCCTTCTACGTGGAGCAAGTAGACCCCAGAGTAGCAAATATGCAGAATCGTCCGGCAGGACCGTCCGCTGACGGTACCGCTGATCGCGCCAAAATTGCCAAAGACAAAGAAGTCACTGCCGGTCCCGCCAAAGGCCGCCAGTACATGAAGGGTCTGGATCGTCCGGACTTCATTCACCCCTCTCCCGAGCCCATGCGGATAAGTATGGATAAGCAGGACGTGATGAAGCGGGAAATTCGGCAGTTGGTGCACCTTAATCTGACCAATATTGACCCAAAAAGCGCTTCCGCAGAGAGTAAGAAGGCCGATACCCAGGGCCTAGAGGCCGGATTGGCTGCTATCGGTATGGTCCTGGAACACGGCGAACGTCAGATTGCAGGGATATGGTCGGAGTACGAAGGTAGTGATGAGACTATTACTATTAAGTATCCCACAGAATATAGCCTCATGACAGAGTCCGAGAGACGCGAAAAGGCATCAGAGTTGCGGAAAATGCTGCCTGATTTGCCCTCCCGTACATACCAAATAGAGCTAGCTAAGCAGATTGCAACTACAACTATCGGACACAGTGTCTCTTCCGCTACTATGAACAAGATTCTGAATGAAATTGAATCCGCAACCGTCATTGTCACGGACCCGGATGTCATTCGTCAGGACGTAGAAGCCGGATTACTCGGTGAAGAGCTCGCTAGCGAGGCTCGTGGCTATCCTGAAGGTGAACACATTAAAGCACGCAACGATCGCGCTGCTCGGATTGCACTGACACAGATAGCTCAGACAGCACCTGGTGACAGCGCAGCCGAAAAGGTACAGGCTCAGAATGACGCGCAAGCCAAAGGACTCCCGGCCTCGAGTGCCCAGAGAGGGGATCAATTAGCTAGGACGGAGGATGGGAAATGACAGTTATAACTGCTACGACACCCTACATGGTTACAGCTGAAGCACAGCCTTACTTCGACGAGCGTCTGAATTCCGAAGCATGGGATGATGCTACTGAAGCAGATCAGAACAAAGCCCTCACCATGGCTACTCGTCAAATCGATCAGCTGAACTATGCTGGCGATATGACGGAAGATGACCAAGATAATCAATTTCCTCGCGGCGGCGATACGGTTGTCCCTAACGACATCCTCATCGCCTGCTGCGAGATCGCCATAGCCTTTCTGGATTTGGCGGATTCGCAAGATGATTACGATGACCTTTTTGTATCACAAGACACCTATGGCAACGTTAAGTCCTCGTACACCTCGGGCGTGGCTCCTCTTAACGTTGCTGCAGGCATACCAAGCATTATAGCTTGGCGATTGTTAACTCCGTACTTCCGAGGGGCAGACAGCATCATAATGTCAAAGGTATAATTATGAACAATCCTTACTACACAATCTTCACCCCAGTATTCGATGACGGCGCCGATGGCCCAGCTGCTCCGCCAGCTGCCGCCCCAGCTGCTCCGCCAGCTGGCACCGAAGGTACCGCTGCTCCAGCCGCGGCTGGAGCAGCGGCTGGAGCAGCCGCTGAACGCAGCACATTCACTCAGGATGACGTGAATCGCATGCTGGCCGAAGACAAGCGTAAGCATCAAGAAGCTAATCGCAAGACCATGGATGAAGTGGACGCCCTTAAGACTAAGGTCAGCATGTCCACTAAGGAACGTCAGGATCTGAATGCAAGGCTCGAAGAGCAGAAGCGCGCATTCCTCACGAAGGAAGAGCTTGCTACTCGCGAAGCAGAGCGTCAGAAGTCTGAGGCTGAAAATGCCTTGAAGACCCTGACTGATGACCGTGATCAATGGAAGAATCGTTATGAAGAAGAAACCATCGTCCGCTCTATTACGGACGAGGCGGTAAGGAATGACGCGTTCGTGCCTGAACAGCTCGTTGCCATTCTACAGCCGCGAACTCAGCTCGCTGAGGTATTGAATGATGATGGCCACCCCTCCGGAATGCTAGAGCCAAAAGTGAAGTTCGCTGATACTGATTCCGAAGGGAACCCAGTAGAATTGGTACTCCCAGTTGGCAAAGCTGTGACGAGAATGAAGGAATTGGAAAAGTTCCAGAATCTCTTCAGAGGACAGGGGACTGGTGGTCTCGGATCGAGCAACAATAGTGCCGTTGGCGCTGGTGAGATTGACGTTGTTCGTTTGGCTAAGGAAAATCCCGCGCTCTATCGCAAGTATAGAGCTGAAGGTAAGATCATACACTAGAGGATAACATGAAAAAGACTGATTATGTTGTATTCACCCCGCTGTTCGCGAATAGTCTCGACGCTTACGTCCCAGAGCTCTGGGCTGAAGAGTCGCTGATTGTTCTGGAACAGAATATTATCGCCGCTGCTCTTGTCCATCGTGATTTCGAAGATGAGATCAAGATGTACGGCGATACTGTCCACACTCGGCGTCCTGGGAAGTTCGTTGGTAAGCGTAAAGAGCATAGTGCTGCTGTCACGGTGCAGGATGCAGTTGCTACTAACGTGGAAGTCAAACTTGACCAGCACCTGCATACCTCTTTCTTCATCAGTGATGGGGAAGAGAGCAAGGGCTTCAAGAACCTTCTCGCCACGTACCTCGAACCGGCTATGCAGGCTATCGCTCGTCAAGTCGACGAGATCGTGATCAGCCAGCAGTACCAGTTCCTGGCCAATTCTGTTGGTCAACTGGGTACGGCTGTCACCAAGTCAACGGCTGTTGCCTTGAACACCAAGATGGACACGCAGTTGATGCCCCAGATGGATCGTCGCTGTTTGGTGACACCTTCCACTAAGGGTGATCTGTTGAATGTCAGTGAGTTCACTGATGCTGAAAAGATTGCTGATGGTGGATTGTCTGTCCGGAATGGTTCCATTGGTCGTTACATCGGCGTTGACTATGTCATGAGCCAGCTCATGCCGTCTGTCACCGTTGGCCAGACCATCCTGACCAAGGCCATCAATAACGCTGCTGGTTACCCGGCTGGTACTACCACCATGACTATTGATGGTACCGGTACTCCGGTTCCTGGTCAGTGGGTGTCAATCAATGGTGTGCCTTACCGCGCTACCACTGGTACTATCATCACGACCCTGGTCATCGAAGATGGTCTGCGTGAAGCAGTTGCCGACGACGATGTCGTGACTGTCAAGGTTGGTGGTCTGGTTAATCTGACTGCTGGCTATGCCCTCAACTACGGTGGTACCATTGTCGTAGATAACTTCGCTGGCGCGAATGTTATGCAGCGCGGTCAGTTGGCGTCGTTTGGCGTTTCCACTGGACGTTACGGCGTGACAAGTGGTGTCACTACTACGGCCATTGACCTGGATCGTCGCCTCGAGGCCGCACAGGCCAATGACATTGTCGTTGGTATCGCTCCGGATGGTAACTACAACTTTGGCTTCCACCGGAATGCCATTGCACTGGTTACGCGTCCTCTGGCATTGCCTGCCACTAACATGGCGAGCGCTGCTGTTGCTACAGCGGACAGCCTCTCTGTGCGTGTTGTCATTACTTACGATGGCACAAACCAGGGTCACTTGGTCACTGTAGATCTCCTGGCTGGTGTCAAGGTTCTTGACACTGATCTCGGTGTCTGCATGTTTGGCTAAGGGAGGCACCCGGCGGTTGTCATCCCGGCCCAGGATGGCAGCCGCCACCTTTTTACAAGGAGAAGTTATGAGAGCAATCAAATTCATTAGAAAGATACTAAGACGTTTGAAGAAGCGTTACGGACTACCTGTGACCTTCCGCAATCATACTTCCACTAATGACCTAGAATCGGGCGTTATTACACGAGTAACAGTCGAGCAGAGCGTGCGGCGATGTATTGTCCTCAACAGTGAGGAAGCTCGCGATTTTGCCTATGACCTATCATATATTGCAGCGAACAAAGATTTCACATATGGTGGATTCTTTGACACCAGTAAGCGTCTGATGATTGTCGACGTTAAGGATCTGAATACCCTTGAGCTAGATATGAATAGCGAGGTAGTCTATAATGGGCTACTGTACCGCATGGTGAAGCTCGAGAGATCAGAGGATAATAAGTCCTACTACATGCTAGTAGAGAATCTTTCTACGGAGACAGTTCCATGATGGATATGAGGCTATACAAATACCTCCGCAAGACGAGGGATTCTGGATCAGCCACCAGAGGCTGGGATGATCCCATTACGATATTACCAAGTGGAGATCCTTGGATCGAGGTTCCAGTTCCTACTGACGCAGAGAAGATGATCATTACCTGGGATCTGGTTACTAGTGCTGATGACGCTGCTATATCGGTATCTTGGGAAATCGACAGCACCTGGTATACACAAGACGCACAACATAAGAACATCTCAAGGGACCGCGCAGCTTCATATTACGGCAGCGTCCTGGGAAGTATCG